TTGGAGAGAATTGCCTTACATTCGAATACTGCTGAAGTTGAATAAAGTCCTTATCCGCAGAAACAATCATCACGGGTTCGTGCTGACCAAAGTTCTGAGTCTTTTCCGCAAGAGTTCCAATAATATCATCCGCCTCGATGTTCTGAATATGGACAACCTTGTATGGTAAATTCTCGGCAATCTCATCACGTACAAGGTTCAGAATACGAAAGAATTCCACCCAATCAAGGCCGCTACTGTCACGGCTGGCTTTACGATGAGCCTTGTACTGAGGAAAAATCTCCTTGCGCCATGAACCGCCATCGCATGCAAGTACCATATTACCGTATTCCTTGCGATATCGAAGATTGTACATTCTCAAAGAGTTGAGAATCATATGCCGAATAAGAGACTCGGAAACATTTAGCCTCTGAGTAAAGATGTTAGAAATTGCAATACCCGAGTAGTCGATGACGATCATTATGGATTAATCATACACCATATGAGTCAAATGTAAACCTTAAAGTAACTGTTTGCGATACTTTGTTAATTGAACTCGGGTCACTCTTACACGAATCTGGTCGTTATAGTATTCATCCAGAATAATCGCCTGACGAGTAATCTGTTCGTACATTTCGAGATAGGAGCACTCGCTTTTGCTTCCACAGATATGAAGAATCTCTCTGCAAAAACTGTCCTTTCCAAGAGTATCGATATCTTTCTGCAGCGCATTACTCGAACCGTAATACTCTCTCCAATCAGAATCTTTTAGAATCCGCTTTCTTTTCTTATTGACACTTTTAAACCCCTTGAAAAAGAACAGTTTCTTTCCAATGTATTTCTTATGAGTTTCAAGGTTCGTGATGATATACACGAATCCGTAAACTTTCTTTGGATCCAGTTCAACAGGGTTATATTCCTTGCCATTATAATACCACATCATATGCGGTATTTATATGGTGGAAATTATTCTACTTCTTCGTCGAACTCCGTGGGCGCATCTTCCGACTCATGAACTCCACAGAATGGGCAGTAAAGAGGTTCAACGTCGCGGTCAATAGGCTCGATGATACCTTCATCCGCATCAAATGAATCTATGATTTTATCATCGTGTTCGACCTGAGTGAACAACACGGTATAAACAGCACCACAACAGTTACAGTCTTTTTGAATTTTCATAATTAGGCTTCGCAGGATGCACAGTTGAGTAGGTTACGACCCAGCTCTTGTGCCGGATGCGTTCCGCGTTGATAGTAAAGTGTTTTAATGTTATTTTCCCAAGCAAAAATCATGAGCTGATTTACTTCCTTGGGTGAGGTCTTTGGATGAACCATAAGATTCAACGATTGTCCCTGATCAATGTATTTCTGACGAGCAGATGCCTGAATGATGATCTCCTTTTGAGAGATTTCTCCGAACGTCTTGAATACCTCTTTCTCTTCAGGAGTCATAAACTTGAGATGCAGTACCGATCCACCATGCGTAAGAATTGACTTCCAGATGTCATCCGTATTCTTTTCGTGCTTCTTGAGCACTTCCTTGAGATACGGATTCTTATAGGCGAATGAACCCTTTGCCAACTTCTTTACAAAGTAATTTGAATTCAGTGGCTCAATCGAGGGTGATACCTGACCCAGAATAAAACTAGACGATGTAGTTGGAGCAACAGCAAGAGTGGTAACATTTCTGCGACCCGTGCCTTTGAGAAGTTCCGGCTCGCCAAACTTCTCTGCCAGCTCAGTAGTGGCCTTATCCGCGCGTTCGCGAATCACTTTCCATATTGCGGTATTCAGGAACTTAGCCTCTATTGATTCAAAGCCAATCATCTTGGATTGAAGTAATGAATGCCATCCAAGAACACCAAGACCCAATGCACGTTGATTCTTTGCAAAAAGATGTGGAGCCTCCATGAACTTCATATTCTCCGTCTTATTCACAAACTCCTGATTCACGGAATCGAGGAAATAAATCATTGTCTCAATTGCATCCGTCTCCTTGATTTCTTCCCAATGGAGAAGATTCAGAGACGAAAGTACGCATACAAATGATTCTTCCTCATTGGATGAAAGGCAGATTTCGGAACAAAGGTTTGACGAATTAATCTTGCGCTTCTTTTCTTTGTAGATTGCAGGAGCACTCTTGTTCACGGTGTCTGTAAAGAAGATATATGGATACCCCGTCTCAAAGCGTTTCTTGATGACCTTTGTCCAGGTCTCGCGCTTGTCCTTATCACCTTCGATCATTGACTTCATCCATTTGTCCGTAATGGTAACACCAATCGACATGTTCTGAATTGCATGGCCATCAGAGCGAATCTGAAGGAATTCTTCAATGTCGGAATGTTCGATTGGAAGATATGCAGCAAAGGAACCACGCCGCGCAGAACCCTGTGAGATGACTTCTGCAATGGTATCAAACAATTCCATGAAATGTACCGGACCCGAAGATTCACCTCCCACGGAGATGGGCGTGCCACGTGCACGGAGATCACCAAAGTAACCCGATGTACCGCCACCGTGCTTCGACATAATACCCACCTCGGCAGCCTTATTCAGAATCACTTCCATTTGATCACCAATATGAGAATTAAAGCACGACACTGGAAGACCTCGGTCATTGCTATAATTTGTCCATACCGGAGTGGAAAGTGAATAGAATCCACGCGCCATATAGTCCTCGAACTTATCTGCAAATCCCTTCAGGCCTAAAAGCTTTTCCGCATGATCCGCAATCTGACGGATTCGTTTCTCCGGGGTCACTCCCTCTTTCAGATAGCCCCTTTCAAGGAACTGGCGTGAGTGAGTGTTTAACCAATAATATTTGTCGTTCATTAAAATAAATCTGACTGATTGAAGCTCTGACCTTTCTTTGAATACTCAATGGGGCGCGAGTGGAAGAAGTCGGTCATGTTGTTGCCCAGAATCTGTTCATCAAACCAAAGTGTCTTTTTGACCATTTCCTGATCAACCTCAAATAGCTTTTCAAAGCCAATCTGAACAAGTGATTCATTCATGCGATTCTTGATGAACTCGCGAAGGAGAGGGCTATTCAGGCTTTCAACACTATAACCATTCACGATCCAGTCAATAATCTTGCACTCGTAGTCAATTGCCTGAAGAGACTCTGAAATAATCTTTTGCTTGAGTTCATCATCAAAGAGTTCTGGATGTTCATCCTTGATTACGTTGATGAGCTTAATGCCAATCATGGCATGAAGATTCTCCTCGCGAGAGGTGTATTCGACCTGCTTGTTTGTGTCCTTGAGAAGATTGCGAAAACGACCAAAGTAACTAATGGTATAGAATTGGCTAAAGAGTGCAATGTTCTCCACAAACAGTGTGAAGAGAATCAAAGAGTAGATGAACTGCTTCTTCTTATCCGGAGCAAAAGGCTGAAGGTATTTGCGGAGATAGGTGACGCGTCCACGAATGATATCTTCCTGAAGAATACGGTCAAACGAGTCATCAATGCCAAGAACATCAAGAAGGCGTTCATATGCATCTCCATGGACTACCTCTGAGTTTGCCATTACATAGCCCAGATCGTTGATCGTAGGGTGAGGAAGATTCTCACCCACCTTGGCCCAGAACTTCTTCACGGAAATTTCAAGCTGACCGATTGTGGATAAAGCCCGAACAATCATCTCACGTTCCTGAGGAGTTAAGGTAACTCGATAATCTTGAATATCACTTTGAAAGTTAAACTCCCGATGTGTCCAAAATCCGTTTTGCATCGCCTCAATGTAATCCTGCGTCCAAGGATAATAATCCGGTTTGCGTGAAATTTGTTCTTCAAAAATCATATTATTCAGCTGGGTTGAGGGTGATCATGATTAAAATAGAATGATCATTCTACTCTAATGTTGGTAAAATGTAAACACAAATGTGAATGTGTTGACACATAAAAATTAGCTAATGGCTATATATACCATTACGCCTAGCTAAAGCGCCAATGGCGCAACTAAATTAAATTTAGTTTTAGAGACCGTTTGCCGACCTACGACGAATTGCTCTCAGAGCACCATTCTCGGAATTGCGAAGAATAATGACATGCTTTCCATTCCTTCTTGCATATTCATGAATCTGTTTATGATTCTCATTGTTCATATCCAAATACCGTGACCACCGCTCGAATTTCACGCGACCGGTTTCAAATTTCTTAAAGACTTCGGGTTCCACATCAAATGCGCGATAACGTCTCGTCAGTTTTGCCGATGTGGGTGGCATGGCCATGGTTGCACTGTCACCCGTTACATTCACGGGAGTTGCTCCTGCATCTTCTGCGAGACTTTCTAGGAATGATTTCATCGTGTGATATCCTCGGTGGAAATGTAAATATGTTGATTTGTGGATTCGTGTCGAACTTTGAAAATTGGAGTGCCTAGAAATTTACCTGATGGGATGACTGCCTCTGTCACTTTAATTTTGCTACCTTTATGAGCAAGAAATTCAGCGGTATGAATTAGTGCGGTATCCCGACACAGAGTATAACGTCCCGGCTGAAGTTCTCCATTCTTCGTAAGAAACCATGTGTTTTCATTTAAAACCATGTCAACCTCAACATCCTCGAGCCGCTCAAAGATTTTCTGAAGTCCTTTTTCCGACATTCCAGTTTCTTCTTTGATGAGGTAGAGTGCCGCGGCATAAGAGGCAATTCGAGTACGTCCCAATGGAAGCTTATTCAATAGCTTCTTAATATTGAACACCAATCGGTGAAACATTGTGTAGGATGACTTTTCATCCGATGTTTTGAGTTCCGAAGCCTTCTTTAAAATATTACCGTTTTTGTCTACGATGCCATACTTAAAGGCATCCATCTTTTCCCATGGAGTCACTAAGATTTTTAAGAATCGAAAGGTATAATAGAGATCCGCCGTCCTTGAAATGATGCTCATAGTGATCTGAGAGTTTTTATAATGTATTCGTCCAGGGGTATCTCTACTTTTTCTTTTTCGGGTAGGTAATTAAGAAAGACTAAAAAGGGTTTTAATGAAGGCCATAACTCTTTTTCGATCTTATAGAAGACCATGCGATTCGAAGCTTCGATTCCGAATACGTTATAGAGGACAATGAGGTGGTTAAGAACAAGTCTTTCTTGAATGAGCCCAGACTGCTGATACTTTCTCAGAAGTCTTTTAATGTATTTAAACCGGGCTAGATCATCATAAAATTCGTCAATGTCCAAACACTGAGGGTTATTGTAATTTTTAGAGGCGAATAGTAGGAAATTTTCTTCGGTTAAATCGTCAAATATTCTCATTATGTATATATGTCATTAACAGTTCCACTTTCGAAGTGCCAGAGCCTTTCGACTTGGTTTTCCATTGGGCTTCTTCATTTACTTAGAGGGCCAATTTAGCTAGCTTATTGATAATCTGTTGTTTGTTTTCTTTGCCGCTAAGCGTGACACCTTCGCTCTGAGCGATCACCTGAAGTTCCAATTTAGAAAGGCTCTTGAGTTGCGCTTTTGTACGAACAGATTCCGTTTCGTTTGCTGGTACACCTTTCAGATTGTCCGGAAGTTCTTCTTCAACGGCAGGCTCGAGCAGATCTTCTTCATAGGAAGACTGAGGAGCTGCTACTTCGGCACTACACGTGCACTCTTCTTCGTGGCACGGTGTCTTTTGGACATCCTTGTTGGCGTCTAATGTGTAATAATAAGCAGGCTTCTTTGCTGTGAAAAGACTTTTAAAGTCCTCCCAATGTAGTTTGATGGATTCAATCAATGATTTCATATAGGTTTTAGTTTAAGTGCTATTTTAATTTAGTAGGAGCATCAACAATGGCAACCTTTGGAAGAGCCTCAGATTTATTTGCAGGAGCTGGTTTTTCAGCAGAATCAAGTTTATCCGCACCGTCTTGGGCAGCAGTAGGAAGCATATCAGCAACATCTGTTTCATCATCAGCGTCATCTTTCATTTTCTGTGTTGCAGGATCCATGACTTCTGGACCCGCTTCTGCATCAGCCGAAGTACCTTCTTTCATTGGAGAGGATGGGAGATCGGCTGTGTGAATGCAATCACTCTTCATTGCAAGAAGTGCTTGTGTGAAATTGTGGATGTCTTCGTCATTCTTGAAATCTTCACGGGCTTTTTCAAGAACCTTAATGAAGGCTGGAACATCAAAGTGAAGTTTATCTACTGGATTGTCTCCTGCGTATTCATCTTCCTCATTGACCATTGCAGCATAAGTTGCAGCAACAGAAGCGATGGTTTGTTCGCCCGTCATTTTTGGCTTCTCATCTTCACCTTCGTTGTCTGCATCATTATCGCTTTCGCCGCCCATGTCATCTGCATCGGGTTCTGCATGATCAGCATCTTTCTCATCTCCAGCTTTCTCGTCGGAATCTTCTTCTTTTTCTTCGCCGCGGAGTTTCTTGAGGTCGTCTCCATCAACCTTACCGTTTTTGTTTAAATCTAGTTTGTGCTGATTGCCAGAAAGTTCTTCCTCTACTTCGGCATCATCGAGTTTGGGCATTTCGTCGGCATCTGCTGCTTTCTCATCGTGATTGTCCGCCTTGATCTCTTCTGAATCTTCTTCCTTGACTTCGGCAGGAACTTCATCAGAAGCC